CCTGCAAGGCATTGCCCCGGGTAATGTTAAGGTGGTGCAGGCCGCGTTGTTGCACGCGTTTAAAGAGGCCGGGTGGATCGACATGGGGCGCATCAAGTCGCGCGACTTTGAGACCAAGAAACACGTTTTCTGCGCCCCTGAGTTGGGAGAGTACTCGCGCAGCGATCTCAGGCGCATGATCGAGGTGTAAAAAAAAGGGCCCCGCAAAGGGCCCTGTGAATGTTGGCAACTGCTCAAAGGTCAAGCAGCAGCGCCAGTATAGCGGCCAAAATGACCGCGCAAATTAGCGCCATGCGTCCCCCTTGGGCGGCGGCGCCGGTGGCGGCGCATAGCGGCGCAAAATGTCCTCAAAGATCGGATGCAGCATCTTCCACCTCCCATGCCGCATCTTCGCCGCTCGCCAGCGTGGGCGCAGTGCTCAGGGGCTGCCAGTCCCACTTGGTCAAGTTCTTTTTAGCGTTGAGCGTCTCATAGGCTCGCACATATTCAGCGGTTGACATAGTGGCCCCATTGGGTGGATAAAAGCGCTTCTCCGCGCCTTTGCTCTTAACCGGCTTATGTTTCCCGGTGCACTTGGCATGGTGCGCGAAAATGTCCGCGCGGTTAGTTTTGTATATGGTGTTTCCAATTTTTACGGTTTGCATGTTACGGTCTCCAGATAAAAAGATCCAAAGCCACCACAATGATGGCCACCAAAAAAACAATACGCTGCGCGCGCTCGAATGTGCTCATAGGTTCCCCAAAAAGAAGTGATCGAAATCAAAAACGGCCACATAAAACCCGCGTGGGCTCGCGTGCACTTCGTACACCCAGGCATCGGCATCATCGATGGCCAAGGCATCAGCGAGAGCCTGCGCGGCCCCCTTGGTGTTGAAGTAGGTCATATGGTGCAACACCCGCAACATGGGGCGTCTTCGCACCGGCCCCGTGGGTTTCGATAAAACGTAGTCGGGCCGGTTTCACCAAAAAAAGTTATCTCGCCCGGTTCGCCCGTGATCCATGCGCGCCGCGTGGCCGTGCAATATTGAATCTCATCGCCCGGGTATATGGGCGCGCCCGTGCGCGCATCTTTACCCTTAAATTTTGCCTTCATGGTTTTAATGGTCATACACCACCCCATTAGTCATAATTTTGGTAAGGTTTGCGCTGGGCACGTAGCGCACGTTTGACCCATCTTCGTGGGGTGCCCACGTGCCCGCAAAATCAACGGCCACCACTGGCCCATCGATGGCCACCACGTGGCCGCGCGCATCGGCCGTGAGTTTATCGTGCCCCAAGCGCTTGACCACGTGGCGCGCAAATGCCACCTGGTCTCCAACGTTAAATTTTAGTGTTTTCATAATTTACCTTTCGATGTTATAGCGTGCACCAATGCGCGCCCCAATGCGGCCATCGCTGGCCGCATAAGGTCAAGCATTGGCTAGGCGCAAATTGATCACCCGATGGCGTGAGCCATGGGCAGGAAACCCCACAATGGCCGCGCGCTGGCGCTGGCACAGCTGGCAGCTGGCGCAGCTGACGTCAGCGCGCTGCGTGGCCGGGCAAATAATCACCGGGCGCCCGGCTGGCGTCACTGTATTGCTGGTTTGCGTTGAAGGCAACACCACCACCACCGGGCCGGCGTGTTGATCGGCCAGCGCGTCAGCGTCAGCTAAATCATTGGCTGACAAGTTGACCGTGAAACCCCACGCGTTGGCGTGGCGTATCCATGCGATGCTGGCCGCGTCACGATGGTGCGAATACGTGAAACCGCGCTTGCCCTGGTTTGCGGCCACCAACTGGCCGAGCTTGACAGCGTCAACCGAACCGCTGGCCGTGGGCAAATCGCCCGCCTGGTTATGGCGCCACAGCTGGCCATCAGGCAGCGCGCTGATGGTCTCGCAAAATTGGCCCCATGACGTGCCACGCGTGCCGGCGCTGACAGCTGCCCAATGCAAGGCCAGCGGCCCGCTGGCCGCGTAGCATTCAGCGCGCATGGCGCAGTCAGGCGGGCAGCTGGCGCGCTCAGTGGTTGAAACCGGGATCGGCCCGGTTTTCGCGTTGGCGCTTTTGAGTGTGAGATGTACTTGCATGGTTTAGCCCCTTTTGCAAATTTGCGCGTCACCCTGAGCCATGCGGCCAGCCAGCACGGCCAGCCCCTTGATCAACACACTAGCGCGCACGCGCTCAGTGACGCCGATCCCCTTATTAACTGTGAACCAGCCATGCGGGTCAACAGTCACAGTGGCTGGCCGCCCCTTGACGGCCAGCCATGCGGCCGCATAAGCGCTGGCCAAATTTGTTTTGTCGATGATGTCCATAATTTACCTTTCGATTATTTGAGTTTATGAGCGGCCAGGCGCGCGGCCTGGCCGGGTTTGTTTACTTAATTGTGATCATGCCAGGCATGGCCATGACGTGCCACAGCGCGCGGTTTGGCGCTTTGATGGCGCTTAATATCTTCGTGCCATCGGGCGCGCGCACTGTGCACGATATATTACCCATGCGGATATCGGCATTGTCGGGGAACCCGGCCAGCAGGGTTTTAAGCGCTTTGGTGGTCAATGGTGTGGGCAGTGATTGCATGGGATACCTTTCGATTAGTTGATTGAATGAGAGTTTTTCGGTGCTCTCATATATATAGCATGAGAGAATCGTGCCAGTCGCTGTAAGTCATTGATTTACATGACCCATCCAAAACCCTATGTACGATAATGCCTTACAAATAAGTGGTGTGGATAGCGTGGGCGCAATTGTGGGCGCTTTTGGGGCTATTGTGGACAACGTGCCATTGACCGGGTTTAAGAGTGAAAACTAGGGGTTTGTGGACAATGTGGACTACTTTAAATGATACGCTAGATGATAGATATTTTTGTAATACTATATAACTACACAGTAGGTGTATGGCTCACGAATGCTCACACACCACGGTTTGGCGAGCGATTAAAAGTGCTTGTCCACATTGTCCACATTGTCCACAAATGTCCACCTGGTGCGCTACCTGGTGCGCTACCTGGTGCGCTACCTGGTGCGCTACCTGGTGCGCGATGACCCCGGCCAGCGAGCGAGCGGGTCGTGTGGACACTGCCCACATGACCCCCCACTAAAGTACTACAAACTGCAGGCTGGTGGCCGCGTGCCCGGTGGCCGTTTGCTGTTTGCTTGAAGGGGGGTGGGTAGGGCCGAGCGCCGAAGGTCACGGCAGCGGAGGGGCCACAAACAAAATTTTTTATAGCCCACATTGCCCACATGACCCACAAATTTTTTTGGTATATTCGGCACATGTTTGAAAGCCTACCTTTTGCACCGCGCAAGGTCGAAGCGACTGAGGCGCGTTTGCACCGCATTTACGAAGCTGCCAAGCTGGGGCTGAAAGGAGACTCGTTGGCGCTGGCTTCTGGCATGCTGCCCGCCGAGTACCGGCAACTGGTGCAGCTTGACCCCATCGCGGAGATGGCCGCGCAAAAAGGCAAAGCAGACGCTGAGATGGAAATGTCTCAGTGCTTGCACAAGGCAGCGCGGGAGGGCGACTCCAAAGCGGCGTTGGCCATACTCCAGAACGTCCACGGTTGGGTGGCCAAGCAATCTATTACTATTGATGTTGACCAGCGCATCTCAGTCACCCAGGCGCTGCGCGACGCCGAGTCCAGGGTCATCGACGTCATTGCCCACGCGCCCAGCCCCAAACTAGACCTAACACATGCAGAGCACCAAGTACAGCGCTGAAGACGAACAAGAGCTGATGGCCCGGCTGTGGAGCCCGGCAATCAAGGACAACCCGCTGGCGTTTGTGATGTTTGCTTTTCCCTGGGGCGTCAAGGGCACGCCACTGGAGAACTTCACCGGCCCGCGCAAATGGCAGCGCGAGGTGCTGCTGGACATCGCCGAACACATCAAACTGAACCAGGGCAAGACTGACTTTGATGTGCTGCAAGAAGCCATCTCATCTGGCCGGGGTATTGGCAAGTCGGCGCTGGTCTCATGGATCACGATCTGGATGTTGGCCACGCGGATTGGCTCGACGACCATTATATCGGCCAACTCCGAGTCACAGCTCAGGTCAATCACCTGGGCCGAGATTACCAAATGGCTGGCGATGGCCATCAACTCACACTGGTTTGAAGTCAGCGCTACTAGAGTGATGCCGGCCAAGTGGCTGACTGAACTGGTCGAACGGGATTTGAAGAAAGGCACCCGGTACTGGGGTGTGGAAGGGCGGCTGTGGTCAGCCGAGAACCCCGACGCCTACGCCGGCGTGCACAACTTTGATGGTGTGCTGGTGGTTTTTGACGAAGCATCCGGTATCGACGACTCAATCTGGGCGGTGACCGGCGGCTTTTTCACAGAAAACACGCCAAACCGTTTTTGGTTGGCGTTTTCCAACCCACGGCGCAACACCGGGTACTTTTACGAAGCGTTTAACTCCAAACGGGCGTTTTGGCGCACCAGAATCGTGGACGCCAGGACGGTCGAGGGCACCGACAAAGCG